TGCAATTTTTAGTGGAGAAGATATTTCTATCCCATCAATCCACCAGGAAGGATCATTAGTTAAAGGTTTAGACTCAGTATTTTTAACTACTATACTAGATAGGATCGTAAAACAGTATATTCCTGGTCTTCCCAAGTTAGATTACAATACTGTTAATATTGCGAATATCTTAAGAACAGTAAAAGACTTCTATTCATCGAAAGGAACTAGACAAGCAATTTCATACTTGTTTAAAGTTCTTTATGGAGTAGACATTGATATTTCATATCCAAAAGATCAAATCATCAAACCTTCGGCTGCATCGTGGTCAATTGATACGATTTTAAGAGCCAAATTGATTTCTGGTAACCCAGAAAATATCAGAGATACTAGCATTATTCAAGAAGAAGATGCTGTGGATACTAATGTTAGATATGCTGAAGCTACAGTTGAAAACTTTATCGCAATTCAAACTTCAGACTATGATGTTTATGAGTTAGTTTTGTCGGAAGAATCTATCATTGGTTCATTCACAATTCCTTATAAGACCAAACTGGCAGAACCAATGACGCCAGAAACTTCGATTATCACTGTAGACTCTACCATTGGATGGCCTGAGAGAAATGGTGAAATTATTGTTGGTACAGAAATCATTAGATATAAGGAAAAATCATTAACGCAGTTCATTGAATGTACCAGAGGTATTAATGAAACTCCAGGATCTTGGGATTCTGGTACTGTTATTTCCTCAAATTTCTACATTAAGGCAAATTCAGGTACACAGAATGAAGTTGTAATGTCGGTTCTTGGTATTGTTGAATCGAACAATACAACATTAACTGATGAAAGTAGTTACTACTTACCTGGAGATAAATTGAGTATCTCTAAATTAGGATCTTTAGATACATCTCCTCTTGTAACTTCATGGTTGTATAACGTTAAGAAATTAATTCAAGTAGAGTCGATCACGTATGGTGGTATTGGCAATAAAACAGCAACTGTTACTTGCTCCAATCCACATGGTCTGTTAGTTGGTGACCAAGTAACAGTTTATGGTGCAAACCCAATCGTGTATAATGGTTCTTTCCTAGTTTCTGCTAGAGAAAGTGCTTTAGTATTTAAGTACGAACTACCACAACCAGCAACATTAAACCCACAGGGCAATATTCTAATTTCTGTCGATTTAAATAAAGGTAAGAGCGATGAGCAATCAATCAATTCCGCTATTACCAACTTTGCGACAAATATTCAGAATACATTCTTTAATGCATCCAATGTATATGTGGCAGCATCGGGTATTCCAAACTATAAGATTGGTCCTTTCTTAGGAACATCATTACTTCCAGGAAACCAGAGAAAATTATATAGATTCCCAAGAAATCCACAGACAATCTCACTAAAACCAGAAACAAAATACGGGGCTGTTGGATCATTCATCAATGGAGTTTCTGCATGGAACTATAAATCGGATACAATTTATAACTATGGTCCAGTAACAAATGTCAATATTATAAATCCTGGTTCTGATTATGACGCAGATTCTCCCCCAGTTCTATCATTTAAAGGTGGAGGAGGTTCTGGGGCATCTGGACGTGTAGTTGTAGATGGATCAGTAACCTCGATTGAAGTTACAAATCAAGGAAATGGTTACACAACTTCGCCACTAGTTTCAATTTCTGGAGGAAAAGGTTCTGGTGCATCTGGAACTGCAATTATCACCAACGGAAAAGTAACTCGTATTTTAGTAAATACACCTGGATCGGGATATACTTCAGCACCAACAATTACAGTTACTGGTGGAGGGGGTACTGGATGTACCGCAGCTGCTTCTGTAAGAGGTCCAATCAAAGAAGTTATTGTTGATGAGTATGGTAATGACTATACTTCAGCACCTGAAGTTTCTCTCAGTAGTGGAGAGGGGGCAGCTGCACAATCATATGTAAGTAATGGAAGAATCCTTTCTATTGCTGTTATTGCATCGGGTAATGGTTATACCACTGCACCAAAAGTTACAATTGTCGGAGAAGGATATGGTGCTGTTGCAATCGCAAATATTCAGACAGAAGGATCTGAAGCAGGAAAGGTAACTTCAATCACCATCCTAAACAGAGGTATTGGTTATAAGCAAGGTACTACCCAAATTAGGTTGGAATCCGTTGGTAATGGAGCACAGTTTAATACTGAAATTTTTGGTTGGACATTTAATCTACAAGCAAACGTTAATTATGACTATGCGAATGGATCTATCTTTGAAGGATTCAATAAGCAGTTTGGTGGTGAATATGGTCATGTATCCAATCCAAAGCAACTCAGATACGTTCTTGGTGATAACTTAACTGTTGTCCAGGGACAAATTGTAGAAAAGGAAAGTGGTATTGTTCACTCCCCTATTATTGGTTGGGCTTTTGATGGCAATCCAATTTACGGACCATATGGACTATCAGACCCAACTAACCTTTCTAGTACAGTTGTACCAATTAAGAGTAGTTATGTATTAAAGAGTAATCTGGTATTCGATCCGCAAATAAATCCCACTCCAGTTAGAATTGATGGTCCATCTTTGGATGAATATTCATCTGGTACTTTTGTGGAGGACTATATCTATCAATTTAGAAGCGAACAATTCTATTTGGATGAATATAATGGTAGATATTGCAAAACGCCAGAGTATCCAGAAGGAACCTATGCATATTTTATCACACTAAATTCCGACGGATCTCCAGCATTCCCATATATTGTTGGACCAAACTTCTATTCCATTCCAGATTCTTGGAACTTAACTCAATTTGCTGTTCAGTCAAATATTCCTTCTGGTATCGTTAGATATAGAGCACCATTTGAGAATGTTGATATTGATGTCGATAGAGCTCCAAATGAAAGCACAAATGCACTAACTTTAGAAAATGGAGACATTTTAACCTTTGAGGTTGAAGATGAGAATAGAGATGGTGTTATTGATGAATTTGAAGAAGGAGATCCAGATCAAATCTTCGAAGAGTCTAAACTACAGCTATTTGATTACTTCCCCAAAATTGACTTCTCATCGAGGGTTGATATTGAAATTGAAACTACTACCAAATTTGAAGACGCTAAGATTAGTGGATTTCTAATTGAAAATGCTGGAGAAAATCATCAGGTTGGTGATAGACTCATTTTTGATGATACTGGAACTGAAGGATACGGAGCTTCTGCTGTAGTTTCGGAAATTATTGGTAAAAATATCACTTCATACAACTATGAATATAGTGCAGCACAAGATGAATATTTTGGTATTGTACAGACAGAATCTGCACATAATATGGTTATTGGTGATATTGTCAATGTGACTACTGTTCCATTGATGGAACCTACATCAAAATCTATCTACGTTAGAACAATCCAAGGTCTTGAGGATGTTGTTGTAGTGACTCCAGGACTAGGATACGACCCAGAAATTGATATTCAAGCGGTAATTGATAGTGATACTGGAGTTGGCGCTATAGTAGAACCAATCGTTTCATCTACAGGTTCATTGAATGATGTAAGGATTATAAATTCTGGTAGAAATTATCTATCAGATCCAAAGATTAGAATTTCGCACCCACAAGTCCAAAAAAGATCAATCTACTTTGCTATCAGTAGATATTATGATGGTGCTGTTAAAATCTTTAAGTCTATTACGGATTCATCAAAGAATACTTATATTGTTGGATCTGTAAAATCATCTAATAATGATACTCATGGATTTATTTCTAAGATTAATAGCGAAGGCACTGTACTTTGGTCTAAGTCTCTGACAGCTATCCAACCAGGAAGTACAAAGAGAGCAGAATTTATTGATATCGTAAAGAATGGATCTGATCTCTATGTGATTGGTAATACATATCCAAATACTCCATCAGCGGATAACTTTAATCCTGATCTTCTCTTCGCAAAGTATACCGAAAATACTAGTGGAACTTCAGTAACTTTAACTTGGCAAAAAGAGGCTGCTGGTATTAGTGGTGTACTGAGAAAAGACTATATCACTGGAATTTCTTCAATTAATAATAATATTATTATTTCTGGATATACCACTACAAATTCTACTGGCACATACGATGGTATTTTAATGTACCTATCTCCTGGTGGAGACATTTTACATAAGAGAAAATTAACATCAACAACAGGAACAGAAAAATTACTTGCAATTAAAGTTGATTCTAATGATAATATCTATGTTGTTGGTCAAACGGTAGAGAATAATTTACTTGTAGCGAAATTAAGAATTGTAGAGAGTAAAATTACCGCAACTTGGCAAAAGCAAGTTGTTTACAGCGGTCAAGAATTCCATGATATTACATTTGATATTGATGAATATGATGAATTGTTTATTACTGCATCAATTGGTACAACAACTAGAAATAGACTTGCTCTAGTTAAACTTGATGGAAATGCAAATGTTATTACTCAGAAAGAATATAGTATCCCAAGCATTTATTCAATTGTGGGAGCCGGATGTACTATTGACGTATTCTCTGATCTAAATGTTGGTTATTCCGCCGTTGACACCAACGGTAAGAAGACTTCAGGCGTAATTAAATTGGACTACAAGGGCAATGTGATCAATTCATATACTTTGAGTGGTGTGGAAGGTTATAACTTAGTACAGGTCCTCTCGGACGTGTCTGGTGATCCATACTTTGTGGGTAACATTCAACCAAATAGATCACAATTCCTCTACAATGGAAATGATTATACTGATTTTATCAGTAGACAAGGTAATTTAACAACATCTGGTACTGTAAGTATTAATACAGATCCAAAGTGGGGTACTAATGCATTTACTGTTGGTCAGAATGGTGTTCTATCGACCCCAACACTATCAAATTCTGGTAATTGGACTGTTGATGCTTGGATTAAGTGGGACTCAGCGGCCACTGCAAAGGTTGCTCAAATTTTAAGAATCTACGATTCGTCTTTAACTGACGGTATCAAGGTTCAATTATTTGCGGACAATAGTTCACCATCAACCTTAGGAAAATGGAGAATTTCAAACGAGGGTGCTACTATATCAACGTTCTCGGCATCAACAAATAATGTAACTCTTCTTTCTAGTGGTTATTACTATATTGCTGTCAATAAGTCATACAATTCTTCTACTGGTATTTCAACTTATACTTTATACTTTAACGGTGTCCAGCAAGCACAAATTACATTAACAAATAATATCAACCCAACTCTAATTCAGGTTGGTTCGTCAACTACCTATAATTCTTGGCCAACAAAGATTGATAGTTTCAGACTGTCAAATTATGCAATTGCTGCAATAACTATTCCAACAGCGGCATTCTCTGGATATGATTATGGGACAGAAGTTGGTTACTTAATGAAGTTTGATAAGAATGCAGATGCAGAAAGAATGGGTAATATTACCCTAACAAATAATGGTATCACTACGACAAGAACCGCATCATCCATTAGTGGAAATCAACTGGAACTTCTAGTGGAGACATATACTCTAGGCCCAGATGGTCTACAAGTATTAGATATGAACGATACTACTTCATATCTAACTCAAGACTATCATTTACCATCGACACATGCTGATGTGTGGAGTAGCAGAACAGCAACAATTCCTTCCCCTGGAGGAAGAAAGGCGGTATTTGAAACTAGTGCATATGGTAAGTACTTCTTTAGACATTTTACAATTGATAAATTCGATAACGTTAGAGTTCTAGAAATTAATCAAGATTTTAATTTTGATATTGGTACTAGAATTAACCAGAAGAATTCGATTGGGGCAACAGTTGGTTCCGCAAGAATTGTTGATATTGATGCAACTAACGATCTTTTATATGTTACCGATGTCTCTGGAACTTTCTCAACGAATACTGGTTATTTGGAAAGTTCTGATCTAAAGATTAACGAAATTGAAGATTATTCATTCCCATATATCGATGCTGATAGTCCAGGAACTTTTAATATCTCAATTCCTGTTGAGGTGGAGGCAACATTTAAGAATTACTCTGATGAAGACTATCTAATTAGAATTGATGAAATTATTACTGGTGCAGCTTATGCTAGAGGATCTGTAGTGTCTCTTGGGCAAGAGTATTTTAGTTTCTCTTCAGATAGAAGATCGGTAACAATTTCTGGATTAGCATCAGTAACGCAAATTACATTAATTGCTAACTTAACCAAGACGCTTCAAATTGATGCTATTTCAAATACAAACCAGATCTTTGCAAGATCTACAACTTCACATTATCTCTCTACTGGGGAAAACATTTATACCGAAACAGCACCAGTGTATTCATATGCTGATGGATCTTTCTTCATCAAAGAAATTCTAAGCAAGAAAGAATTTATTTTTGAAATTGATAGTGTTCCTGGATCATTTATTGGAAGTGGAACTCAACTCTATGTTTATGTCAAGCATCCTGTATTTAAGTTCATTTATGGGCAGCAGTACACCTTTGATGTTACCCATGTATCTAACGAAGGTTACTACTTATCATTCTATAGAGACAATTTAAATAAGATTGAATATACATTTAAGAATATTGTCAGAAAAGGTATTCCTGGTAGAGATGCACCTGGCGCATCTCCATTTATTTCATTCAAGGTCACTGATGATGTTTCAAATATTAGTTATTATGCAGATCCATCTAGAATTGGTCCAAAGAGCCCAGTTTCAAACTTCTCATATATTGACGTTGTAAAGAGTCCTTATATTGGTAAGTTTGAAATCATTGAAACTTCTGGTGGCACAGTAACAGTTGGGGACAATAAGTTTAAATTTAAGATTGATATTGATCCAGAAAAGAATGCACAATCTTCCCTATCATCATATTCAACTCAATCTTCTAAGGTTGCTGGATCTATTGCAAATATTAGACTTGTTAATGGAGGAGGTTTCTACAAGAAACTACCCGTCATTACTGATATTCAATCTGTAAGAAAAATTGAAAGAGTTGAAATTAGAAGTCCAGGAACAGAATATCAACCAGGAGAATACTTTGGTGTACCAATTTTAGGTGATGGTGCTGGAGGAAAGGTAAGAATTACTGTGGACGAGAATAGTGATCCTGCAGGTCAAATCATTGAGGTTGCTGTAACAGATCCTGGTAAAGGATATACTGAGGCATATATTGACGTTGATGCCATTGATGGAATCTTGGGTCCACAATTAAGCGGTTCTGGTGCTGTTCTTGATGTCATTATTCCACCAAAGGGTACTGGATCATCTATCTTCGTTCAAGGTGAAAATGTTGGTAAGATTAAGAAACTGAAGAACAATAACTTTGGATTTAATTACACGCATGATTATACCTTAAGACCAGAAATTACATTCCCCGTAAACCTACAATTAATTAATACAAGTATTCTTAGTAACATTAAAGTTACAGATCCTGGTACTGGTTATACATCAGTTCCCCAGGTTGTAATCACAGGTGGTGGTGGATCGGGTGCTGAGGCTATTGCAGAAACCCGAAACGGAAGAATTAGTGGTATCGTAATCAAGAATGCTGGATTTGGTTACAGTACTGCTCCTACAGTTGAGTTAAAGACATCCTTTACTTATGTTGTGAACTTAGACCTCGGACTATTCCAGATGGCATATCCCCATGGAATTACTAATGGATCTGAGATTACATTTACTGTAGAGGATTTGGGTGAAGGAACTGCATTCCCACTAACCTCATTCGGTTATATCATTCCAGGTCAGATCTATTATGCAATTGCAGGAGAATTTGCAGGTCTGGAAGATGATCAACTAAGAATTGCATTAACCCCACAAGATGCAGAATCTGGCAACTATATCTCTTTTGCTAATGCTGGTAATGGAAGACAAATTTTATTAACTAACTCATTTGGTGGAGCAGCAGAGGCTATTGTTGAAACTGGAAGATTCTTATCTGGTGAACAGGTATTCCAAGGTGAAACTCTAGAAACTGCATCCGCAATTGGTTATGTTTCTGACAATGATGGGTGGCAAATCGGTCCAAGAATCCTTAAACTGATCAATACAACAGGAACATTCTCGGTGGGGCAAATTGTAAATGGTGTCATTTCAAAGGCAAGTGGTACTATTGATAACATCAATGCAGCAAAAGGAGTTATTGAGGTGGATTCGATCACCAAGACTCCAGGTAAGTTCTTAGATGATGTCGGCAAACCAAATGAAATTGTTCAAAAAATTCAAGACTCATATTTATACCAACAGTTCTCATATAATGTGAAGTCCCCAATTTCCATTGATCAGTGGAAAACTACAGTAATCGATAACACTCATCCAACAGGATTTAAGATCTTTGGGGAAATTCAAATCGAAGAAGATCAAAAGGGACTCACGGATAAAGTCGATTTTGAACTAACGAAGAGCGTAAATCTTGTCGAAAGTTCTGTCGTCGCTCATATTGACAACTTTGGACTAGTAGAACCAGTTTATAAAGAATTTGATAATACACAGGTACTATTTAGAACCAAAAAACTAACATCATCCGAGGAGATTTTAACTTCATACGTTCAGAAAATTGATGATATTGCATATCTATTTGATGGTGAGAGAACATCTTTCCCACTAACCATTGATGGAAATACTGTAATTGCCAACACCAATCAACTGCAACTCATAATTAATGGTGTTGCACAGTCTCCTGGAACATCCTTCCAAGTTCAACAAGGAAGTATTGTATTTAGTGAAGCTCCGCCTGCACCAACCAAGATCAGTTATGCTAGATTAACACTACAATTCTTACAGAGTTTTCAAATTGAAATTAGCAATGTCAGTGGTATTTTACCAGAACTTGGACAAACTATTAGAGGTCTAGTTAGTGGTGTTTCCGCAACTGTAATTGAATCAACAACATCATCAATCACTGTCTTCAATAAAAGCGGCAATTTTACTCCTGGGGAACTACTCCTCGGATCTGCTACTGGACTAAGTGCTCAATTTGATTCTGAAGTACTACTTGTTAATGATAACATCTTTGAATTTAAAGAGGCGATTACAAATACAAATAAAAAAACAGCAGAAGTTGAGGAGATCAATTTAAATATTGCAAATAGCGTTGTAACTAACGAGATTGTAATTAGTAAGACTTCTGGTACGTATAATAGTCCCTCAGGTCTCCTAGCGATTGGAATCAATGATTTTATTATTTCGGCCAAAACCAAAGTTATTGCCAAAGTAATTTCAGTTTCTCCATATATTGATCCTGAAACTGGAGCTCCTATTTCATCAATTGCAATTAGTGATCCAAGTACTTTCTTTGGACTGTTATACAATAGAATTGTATCGCCAGATTATCCAAACGTAATCATAGATGATATTAGCAAATCTAGTGTAGAGATTGTAGATATCTCAGATTCGGATATAAAGATTGAGGGAAGAATTCCAGAATTTGAAACTATCAATAATATTACTGCGGAGTATACTGTAAACTCTGGTACTGGTATTGTAGAGGAAGAGTTTATCCAAAACATCAAGATCAACTATATTAATTCAGATGGTGATTTTGCTCCTAATGAAGTTGTTAACGTAAATAAATTAGCATATAAAGATCTATCTGGAGGTAACTTCCAGTCTGGAGATATTATATCAAATGGATCGGGATACACCGCCAATGTTATTGGTGTAAGTTATGCATTGAAATATTTGTTCTTAGGAGAGCAAACGGGTTCGTTTAGTATTGGTGACACAATATCATGTGATAGATCATTTGTATCTAATGATGATATTGTTGCTGGTAGAAATGCTGATGCATCCGACCTAATTCTTGCTAACAAACTTTTAATTGCTGATGTTGCAGTCGGTAGAATGCTTGCTGCCTTCCCTGGATTTACTGTACCAGGAGGAAACCAAAATTGCAAGGATGATATTGTTGATGTTCTAGATGAAATTTGTTTTAACCTTAAGTATGGTGGAAACCATAGAGCATATGATGTAGGTCAACTCTACATCGACAACACATATTTACAGGACGAGAGAGATGAATCGGTTTATGCTTTCAACCAAGCAAGAAACATGGCAATTCAGGCCATGCGTAACGAATCAATTACCATCGGTGGTTATTCATCTCTCAGTCAGTATTTCAATCTATCTGTAGAAGGAGATCAGTCTGGAGAAGAAGGAGTTTATATTCCTGGTGACTGTGCTGATGTTGCAGCATCACTAACTACATTATTTGGTATTGTAACCCAAGCTATTGGAAGTGATGCAACTCCTGGTAATTTAACTGGCATTACAAGAACTAATATCGGAACAGTATCTGCAGAGATCTCAGCATATTTAGAGATTCCATTTAATGTAGAGCAAATTAATACTACCACTGATAGTATTACAACGTTCCAATACTTTGATGATACTCAACACAGATTTAGAGATGCAGCAAATCTACTAAGATTGAATTCCACTTATATTATTGAAGAAACTGTTGGTAGAATGAAGAATCTGTATCCAGATTTGATTATTCCTGGTGATCAAACTGGAGGATCTGATGGAACTTCCAGATGTAAAGTGGATCTATCACTACTTCTAAATGCTATTATCGATGACTTAGAGTATGGAGGAAACTATGAAACTCTAGCTGCTGGACGTTTTTACTTAGATGAAAACGGTGGTATTAGATTTATCGCCAGACAAATTCTACAGAGCGTATATGCTCACCAACAGATGAGTCTATTGTGTCAGGAAGCAGTGCAAGGTACTTTGTCAAATACACCAGATTATACCAATGAAATTCCAGTACTACCTTTAGACATTACCATTGATCCAGCACCAGTAAACGGAGTATATTGTGCAGATGTAGTATCAAAAATTGATACCCTATGGTCTTTAATCAATGAGGTAATTACTACTACTGGAGATGTATATAAGGATGCATCAAATGCTCTTTGGTTCAATAGAGACTTTATTGCAGATGAAGCGGTAGGTAAAACAACTAGTTATTTCACATATTTCTTAAACGGAACTCAATATAAAGCGTTTGAATATCCAGGTGGAAATAATGGCGTAACTAAGTGTAAAAGAGATATCGCAGATTATATTATTCCATCAATCATTGCCGATTTAATGAGTGGCGGTGACTCAAATACAATTGATGCTATGACATACTATATTGATATTAATGATGTTCTCCACGTCAAAGATGAACTTCTACCAACAATCTATGCATTTGAGCAAGTAAATATTCTTTGCCAATATGCAATTGATAACTGGGTTGTAACAGGAACTTCTGATGTTTATTCTGCACAATTTGGTAATGCTGCAGATATGTACTTTGATGAGTCTATCACAGAAGATGATGGTACTTATGGGGGCAACTGCGCTGTAATTAAGTCTGCTATAGATGCGCTTTTCACAAAAGCAATTGATATCTTATTACCAGTTCATGCAAATACTGACACCTATAGAGATGCTGCTAAGTTAATCCTATTCAACAAAGAGTATTTTAAGGAGGAGATTGCTGGAGCCGTAACTGCACAGTATCCAGGATTCAATTTTGGTGGAGCAAACTCTACAGAATTACCAGCATACAGAACAAAATGCAAGAGAGACATTGGATATATTGTAGATGCAATTGTATATGATTTACTAACAAATGGCAACTCTGCAATCCTTTTTGCAACACAGTCCTATATTGATGCTGCAACTGGAACATTAATCTCCTTACAGGGTGAATTAGTTCAAACACTATATGCATACACATTATTGAGAACTTTCATGAAGTCTGCCATTAGAGAGAACTTAACTTCACCTTCACCAAATGTTTCATTCTATTCATACACCGATAATAATATCGCTATAACTGCTGGTCAACTAACTACAATTGACACCTTCCTGGATAATAGGATGTCAATCTTATTAGGAACTCTCAACAATTCAAATTACATTGAATCAAATGAGATTGTTGCATATAATGCAATCAATGTTCCATCTAGAGTGTATCCATCCAGAATTGATATTACTGGAATTAGCGGTAGACTAAGTGCTGGTGATTATATCTATGGACAAACTTCAGGTATCAAAGGAGAAATAGAATCTATCTTTACAAATAGAGCTACTATTAAGAAGACTTTAAAGAGAGTAAGAATTAACTTCACTCTTCCACTAGAGAGATTCATTGAGAATGACGCAGTAACCGTTCAAGGTTCAGCAACAAATAATGGTATAGTGTATTCATACTCATACTCGGAAAACTTTAATTATATTGATGTTGATGTAAACTCTGGTTCTTTCACCCCAGGTGATATTCTAATTAATGGTGAAGGTTACACGGCAACAGTAGTTTCTGTGACAGATAAAGTACAGATTTCAAAACTAATTGGTGAATTTAGCAATGGAGATAAGATTAGAGAATTTGGTTCTAGTACAGAATTTACAATTTCTAATTATTCTAATGTAAGTGCTCCAGTTTTAGATAACACTGGTTCCAAATTGACCCTGGAAACGGAGTCTTATTTTGGAAACTTTAATGTTTCGAATGTCATTTATTCAAACACTAGTGATGTGTACATTGATGTGAAATATAACTTGGGAACACAAGTTGGTCTTGGTGATCTAGTACTAACTAAAAAAATCTATAAACTAGAAGTCGTATTGAGTGATCCAGCTGTTGTAAGTTTTCCTTTGGGAAATCAACTTCAAGATTCGGCATTGTTAACAACAATTGGCACTATTGTTGCATTTATTCCAAATGATCCTGAGGCACCTACAACTGCAGAGATTTATGTCGGTAACTTAGAACAAGACTTCTTTACAAATGGATCCACAGTTAATTGCTATGAATCTGGAAATAATTTCCCAATTGGTATTGGAACTGTCACTTCAACACAAGAAATAACATCTGAGGCTTATGGATTTATTGAAAAGATTGATCAGGTTGGTGAGGGGTATAGAATTTATCTAAGTTCGGTAAAGGGTACTTTCAATCCATATGCACAATTATTGGGAAGATTTGGATACAAGTCTCTAATTACAGATACAAAATCTATTGTTGGAAGAGTATCAAGAAGTTTTAGGGGATTTGATGGTGTACAAGATACTTTTGATCTAACTATCAATAATGGAACCTCATACTTACCAAACCCAGATGGTCATATGTTGGTATTCTTGAATGGTGTTCTACAACCACCAACAACTTCATACTCTGCGTTTAGTGATGTTATTCAATTTACTGAACCACCAGAACTCGGAGCTTCTTTCCATGCAGTTTATATTGGTAAATTAAGACAACTAGATGATATTGGATTTGAATTTGACTCCCTAAGAAATAGTTTTAACTTAAAGTTAGATGAAGTTTTCTACTCTCTAACAGTTACTGCTGGTTCAGAAGCATCAAATATCAAACCAGAAAATAATATCATCATTTCACTAAATGGTATCATCCAGGAACCTGGAGTTGCGTTTGAACTTGTTGGTTCTCGTGTAATTTTTGCGGAGATTCCAAGAGCAGGTTCTAGTTTTGTTGCATTCTCATATATTGGTTCTGACGCTGACGTTATTGCTTCGGAAGTTGTCCCTCCAATTGAATCTGGTGATGAACTTTTAATTGAAGGTGAAGATCAGGATAGAACTGTTGCTATCATTGAATCTTCAAACTCTCTTGTGACATTTGATTACACAGGATCAGTCTTTGGTAGAAATGCATCTGCTCTTGTATCTTTGATCAAGGGAAGAATTACTGAGTTGTCAGTAACCTCAACAGGTAACGGATATACTTCGAGACCAACAGTATCAATTGATTCTACAACTGGATTTGACGGTCAAATTAAAGCATTAGTTGGTGTTTCTAGAGTTGATGTGGTTGACAGAGGAGGTGGATATAAGTATCCAGAGATTGAAATTATTAATGATGTGTCTGATACTCCTGCACTATTGATCTTTGACTCTACTGGTACATTCTTCGATACTGAAGATATTACGTTCGACCAGGCATAAATAAACTTGAGAAGGAGTTTTTTAAAACGAAATGGCTAGACAAAGCATTGGTGTTGGTTCGCAGGCAAATGATGGTACAGGTGATACCCTGCGAACTGGTGCTCAAAAAGTTAATTCGAACTTCAATGAAGTATATAATAAATTAGGTAATGGTACTGATTTGCAAATCAGTATCACTGGAGTTTTTTCTGATGGGATGACTCTAAGATCTAATGGACAAGAATTTATACCATCTAGTTTAAATTATAACGATCTACTTAATAGACCTACAATTCCAGATCCACAAGTTCAAGCAAATTGGATCGAATCTGATATTAATGCTGCAGCATACATTAGAAATAAACCAGGAATTCCTACTACAGTATCAACACTATCTGATGTTTTAGTTTCTGGACCTTCTATTGGTGATGCACTACGTTGGAATGGCACTGGATGGATTAATCAGGCAGTTCAAGAGTCTATTGTAACTGCATTAGATAATCTAACTGATGTCAATATCACTTCTGTTGCAGTTGGTAATGTAATTAGATATAATGGTACTGCTTGGGTAAACACGGCTCTAAATTATTCGGATTTATACAATGCCCCACCACTATCATCTGTTGCCATTAGTGGTGATTATGACGATCTGACAAATAAACCAGATCTTAGTGTTTATTTGACATCCCAGGTCCAAAGTGACTGGAATGCCTCTAGTGGATCTGCACAAATTTTAAATAAACCCACATTATCTACAGTAGCAACTTCTGGTAGTTATACAGATTTATCTGATGCACCAACACTATCTGCTGTAGCTACAACTGGTGACTATGATGATCTTTTAAACACCCCAGATTCACTAGCACCTTCCAGGACAACTGTAAGTGGTACAACAACATCAATTAACAATAATTTTTCCGCAAATTTAACAATTACTGGATTTAAAACTTATGCATTATACAAAGTAGAAACCTCAGAGTCTGCATGGGTTACTATCTACACAGATGTAAATGCTAGATCAAATGATACTTCAAGACAAGAAACTACAGACCCAGCTCCTGGTTCTGGAATTATTGCTGAAGTTATTACAACAGGAGCCGAGACAGTATTATTTACCCCAGGAACTATCGGATGGAATAATGATGATCCAGCATCCAGTAATATATACTTAAAAGTTGTAAATAAGTCTGGAGTACCAGCTGCGATTACAGTAACGTTAACCCTTCTTCAATTAGAACTCTGATATGGAAAGAGAATACGTAGTAACTCTAAAGAAATACGAACAATTGGAGGAATTCTATGATGACATGGAAACTCCAGGGGGAAATTTGTACATACCAAATAGGATGGTGGAATGTGCATTAAGAAGAGATATTTCTAGAAATACACACTACATGCTTACTGATGAAGAGGCAGAAGAAGTAAGAAATGATCCTAGAGTTCTTGCTGTAGAATTGTTACCAAAAGAAAGAGGTATTAACCCAGTTCTTTTTTGGGATCAAACTGGAAATTTTGAAAAATCTTCAACTGTAGATCAAGCAGATAAAAATTGGGGACTACTTAGATGTATTAATGGTTTCCAGATTTCTGGATGGGGTACTAATGTAGGATCTGAGACTCAAAAAACAAGTTTGAATATCAAAACCACAAGTTCTGGTAAGAATGTTGATGTTGTAATTGTTGATGCACATGTAAATCCCAATCACCCTGAGTTTGCAGCAAATCCAGACGGATCTGGTGGTGGAAGAGTAAATACTATAGATTGGTATGAGTATAACGATTATACTGGAGCAGTTGTTAGTGGATCTTACGATTACTCCACTGTTTCCAGCAATCATGGAACTCACGTAGCGGGAACTGCTGTAGGTAATACCCAAGGATGGGCTAGGGATGCGAATGTGTATTCAATAGAATTTAATTATTCCAACAGTCCAGTCTCAGAATGGGATTTAATTCTATTTGATTACTTAAGAGCATTTCATAGAAATAAACCAATTAACCCAGAAACAGGTAGAAGAAACCCAACTGTAACAAATCATAGTTGGGGATATTCATATGGGAATATTGGACTATCGAATATCACTTCAGTAACATATAGAGGAATAACTACTGATATATCTGCGTTGAGTACAGCAGATAAAAAAATTGCTCTAGAATCGAGGGGTGTTCCAGTTCCATTTGGAACATATCTGTACAAGATGCCTGCAAGAGTTGCTGCATTGGATGCTGATATTCAAGATGCAATTTCCGATGGAGTTATTGTAGTTTCATCTGCTGGAAATTCATATTGGCAAGTATGTAGAGATGCTGGAGATAGTGACTTCAATAACTATATGACCATTGGTGGTACTAATTTCTATCATGCACAGGGTTCTTCCCCAGGAGCTGCCAATAATGTTATTTGTGTGGGATCTATTGGATCTGAACATGTGGAGAAAAAGGCAAATTATAGTAATTGGGGTTCGAGAATTGATGTATGGGCTCCTGGAACAAACATCATATCTAGTGTGTACAACTCTTCGGCTGCGTCTGAATTTGGAATTACACTAGTCAATGATGTGAGGAATAGTTCTTATTATCTTGGGTCAATTAGTGGAACTAGTATGGCATCACCACAAGTTACTGGTATTTTGGCATGTTTGGCAGAACAAGAACCAGATATGAATCAAGCAGATGCAATTATATATGTTAGCGAATATGCAGTAAAACAAAATCAGTTATTCAATCAAGAACCTAATGTGGATTGGGTAAATGCTGGTTCTCTACCACCAACTCAGAGTCCATATGATTCTCTATCTGCAAGTGATAACAATAGATTTTTATATTATGTTAAAGAACGTCCTTTGGAAGGTGTTACTGTACCAAAATGCAATTTCAAAAGACGACCACAAACAGGAGTAGTTTATCCAAGAATAAGAGGTAGAAGATAATGGCATTAGTACCTGGATCTGGAGCTATCATTCAACCACGTTTTGATCCCATAAAACTTGGTGTAGACTCTGTTGTAATTATTAATGGGGGATCTGGTTATTCTTCAACAAATCCTCCAAAACTGCAAGTAAAAAATTGCGGTAATCCATTACGAGATGCTAGATTGCAACCAGTAATCAATAATGGTAAAATCGTAGCGGTAAAAATAATTGACCCAGGTGAAGGATATGATCCATTAAGGGTTGTATTTACTCCACAAGTCCCAAGTGATATTGATTCAGAAAATTTACCAACCAAAAATCTAGATGCCGAAGCAATATTAAAAGAAAATGGATCTGGAGAAATTGACTACATTAAAGTCACAAATTCTGGTGATAACCAGTACTATGATGTTTATGCTGAAGTAGTTGGTGGTGAGGGATCTGGAGCTTCTATTAGAGTTTAGTCTTATTAAATTCGGGAAGAAACTATGAAACTCCACCATTTATTACGATTAATGGAGGAGGAGGGCAGGGTGCCGCTGGAGTTGTTGATATCGATACTAGAGGTATTGTAGATTTAGATGTTTCAATCAGCAATCCTGGTCAATTTTATTTGAAATCTCCTTATGTTTTGTTGGTTGGTGGAGGTGGTCAGGGTGCCAAGGCCAGAGCAATTGTAAATCAAGGTGAAATTGTAGATATTGAGATATTAGATCAGGGTAAGGGATATACTTCAGAACCAAAAGTTATTTTTACGAGAAACGTAAAAGTAAAGAGAAAGTCCAGAAATAGACAATCTTATAACTTAACTTACTATAATATTTCAGGTTTAACAAAAAATGCTGCTAGAGATGATGCATCAATTTATTTAAATACCACAGATCCTTTCCCTGGAAGCGGACTTGTTTTACTAGAAAAGGAACTAATTAGATATACAGGTAAAGATGCAAATAGACTTACTGGTTGTACTAGAGGACTAAACTTTAGATACGATCAAAGAATTGTTCTGGACTCTCTCCAAGATGATGATGATGGAAATACAGCATATGAATTCGGTGTTGGAGATAGAATTCTACGATTAACAGAATCCGCCAATAATAAAATTGCGGTCGTATACGATTGGAGACCAGAAACAAAAGAACTGTTTGTAGTATTCCAAGTAGATGAATTAGCATTCATTGATGCGGGAACTCCAGGCGAAAAGACAAATGTTAGATTTGATGCTGGAGTATCGGATTCTACTGGTGGTGGAGATTTACCGCACAATTTAGTCGATGATGAGTTTGGAATCATTTACATGTTGACAACTCCTCTTTCAGCAATGACTGGATTTGCATTTGAGGATATTGCCGAGTTTGATGGTGAGGGGGATGGTCTTCCAGATTTAATTAATAGTGGAACTGCATTCGAAAATCAAACTTTCCTAGATGGTGGAATTCCCTCTACATTATATGGTATTGAAGAAACAGTTGGAGGCCAAAACACCACTTTATTTGTAAGCGGAGATCAAATTAAAGATTCTGGTCAACCATTTAAGATTGCTGGTATTGTAGATGCTGGTCAACTTGATGAAGGTGTTGATCACTTTGCCAGATTGGAAATTATTTTAGATACTGCAAATCCAGCATATTATAATGGAACTGGATTTGTTCCTGGTGAACTTATCACTGGGGTAAATTCATTGGTTCAGGCAACAGTGGAATCTTGGGATCCAGATACTTCTACTCTTATTGTAACCGATGTAATTCCATATGATACTGGAAATATTGAGGATGGAATTTTATATAAATTCTCAGTGGATAGTACTGTAATTGAAATTAGAATTAATGAGGTCGGTCAAAATTATACTTCAGCACCTACTGTCACTATTGCCGACACAGGAACATTCCAAGCAACGGCGATTGCATCAATTACTGCCGACCAAGTTACTTCTATTGCAGTAGATGATGGTGGATATGGATATACTAGCAAACCAACTGTAACTTTAACTGGAGGAGATGGATCTGGTGCCGTTGCTGAATCCATTCTTGGTGGGGAAAAAATTAGTGGGCAAAATGGTGGCATATGGAAGATTAAGTCAATTAATTATTTGACTGCATTAAGGAATGAAGAATAATCACTAAATATAATAGGTAAGTAAAAACTTCGGAAAGAACTCATGGCTGCACTGCTAACAGATCAATTTAGAATTTATGCAGCGGCAAAGTTTATCAAATCTTTGGAAGGTCCAGATCCAGAGGCAACAGACTTAGCTGCTGGTACTAATAGAGATAGACTATATGTATTCATTGGTAGACCACAATCCTGGGAAGATGAAAATAACCCTCCGCAAGCTATTGATAGTTTTGCCCAATATAGCGATTTATATGATGACTTGATTTCCCTAAAAAGAGTTCTTGCAAACGATACCACCCAAGTTGTAAGAAGAATTGATTGGATTCCACCAGAAAAAACAACTGGTGGATTAGGTTACATCTATGACATGTATCGTCATGACTACTCACCAACAAAAACTGCAGCATCTGGTTCTACACGTCTATATGATGCAGATTTCTACGTAGTTAACTCATCTTACCAAGTTTATAAGTGCATCTATAACGGCACCTCTCCCTCCGACCCCAACGGAAAACCTTCAACCATTGAACCAACTGGCACTTCTACTTCTATCATCACAACCTCAGATGGTTATCGTTGGAAGTATATGTACACTATTCCTGTTGCACAGGTTCTAAAGTTTTTCTCATCTGATTATATTCCCGTACTTGTAGATTCCGCAATTAAGTCTAATGCTTCTGATGGTGAAATCGATACCGTTGTTGTTCAATCATCTGGAGCTGGTTACAACAACGGTACTTATGATAATGTTCCCATCAATGGAGATGGTACAGGAGGAAGAGTTACAATTATTGTTGATGGTGGTAAAATCGTCAACGCTACAGTAACTTCTGGCGGTACTGCTTATACTTTCGGTAAGATCGTTGTTGATCAAATCAATGGTATCGGTACTGGAACTGGCGGTCAAATTGATGTAATTATTCCTCCTCAAGGTGGTCATGGATTTGATCCAGCATTTGAACTTGGTGGATATCGTGTAATGGTAAACGCCAAACTTCAGTATTCGGAAGGATCTGGAGATTTCCCAACAGACAACGATTATCGTAGAATCGGTCTTCTCCTAAATCCATATAAATTCAACACCGCAGAACTAGCTTCCGACCTAACTCTAAGCGGTACTAGAGCAGTTATTTTTCCACCAACCTTCCAAGGTACATTCTTTGTTGATGAAATTATTTCACAAACGAGAATTGTTGGAGGTGGAACTATTACTTCAAGGGGGAGAGTGATTTCATGGAATTCAACAACAAAAGTTTTAAAGTATTACCAGAACCAAATTGATGGTATCTATCCAGAAATCACAGGATCTCTGAATGAGTTTGCTGGAAGTAACGTTATTACTGGTTCCTCATCTGGATCATCTGGTGAACCAGATGTTGCGTTCCCTTCAGTACCAGGTTCCTCAACAAGAACTATCAACAACACAGAGTATGATTTGGGTATGAGGTTTACTTCTGGATATGCATTCTCAGAGATCGAAAAGAACTCTGGCCAAGTCATCTATATAGATAATAGAAGACCGATCTCTCGTGCAAACGATCAGATCGAAGATATCAAAATTGTAATCGAATTCTAATAGGTAGTAAAAAACATGCCACAAAATACCAACCTGAACGTAACTCCTTATTATGATGATTTCGATAAGGATAAAAACTTTTATAAAGTTTTATTCAGACCAGGATTTCCAATCCAAGCTAGAGAACTTACTACCTTACAATCTGTTCTACAAAACCAGATTGAAAGTATGGGAAACCATTTTTTCAAAGATGGTTCTATGGTTATCCCAGGACAGGTCGGATTTGACAACAACGTTGATGGTGTATTAGTACAGTCAAGTTTCTTGGGAACTAATGTTGAGGAGTATCGTTCTCAATTAGATGGAGCAATCATCACAGGTCTAAGTAGTGGTGTAAAGGCAAAGGTAATCTATACTATTTCATCAAGTGAATCGGAACTAGGATTCATTACAATTTATGTAAAATATATCGAATCGGGTGGTATTAATAGAGATATCATCAAATTCCAAAATAATGAACAGTTGATTATTAA